CGGACGATGTCGATTAGGCTGGCCAGGTTGTTGGCAGTGGCGCGGGTGTTGCGGGCGGTTTCTTCCTCCGGGCCACTGGGATTCCCCAGCAAGTTCAAAATGTCCGAGGTGACAAAACTTGCAATGTTTTCTCTTGGAAGATTGCGGCCGACCGATTCAGTGTTTTTCTGGGCCGCGTCGGCGCTTGCTATTGCGCGCATGATGTAATCCTGGCGAGACTGCGAGCGCTGCAGCTCATCAGCCAATTTACGCAGGGATTCGGGTTCATTTTTCTCCTGTGCTGCAGCAAGCTCGCTGCGGATGCGTGTTTCGTTCTCGCGCTCAATATTCAGGGTCAACGTTGCCTTCTCAACGGCCTGGGCGATGCTGGACGATTTGAAGAGGTCGTCTATACCGCTTTGCCAGAAGTCGTTCTCTTGCTCGATCTGTCTTTCTCGATCACGCCTGGCGATGTCGGCCATGATGCTGCTGGCCTCCTTCCGCCGTATTGCTTCCCGCTGGGAGGCGACCTGTGACTCGAAATTTTCACGGCGCTTTTGCAAGGCCTTTATTTCCGCCTCTGCCTTCTCGAGATTAACCAACTCGGCGTCAATCTTGAGTTGGATGTCGGCGGTGGTCTGGGAGGAGTTCAATTCGTCCAGACGGGCCTGGAGTTTTTTTACTTCTTCGTCTGCCGCGAATAATTGCAGTTTGGCCTCCACCATTTTCCCCTCGTCGAAAAGTTCGTTGCCTTCGCGTTTCCATCGCTGCCAACCGGCGACGTCCTCGGCGGCGAACTCCTGACGCTCCTTGGCTTCGTTCAGCAGGATGGTGGTTCGGGTATGAGCTGAGATACGCTGGTCTACGGTATCAAACTCGGCTGTGTCCTTGCGCGCTTCCAATTCGGCGACAGCCTGGCGGGCCTGGGCCGCCTTGGCTTCCGCCACGCCGGTCAATAAGCCGATCTGCTCCCGGTACAGTTCATTTTGCCGGTTGAGTTCGTCTTCTTTGCGTTGCGCCTCGGTCTTGCCAGCTTCGGCCATTTTTTCTTCTAATTCGGCGAGGGTCTTGGCTGCCTTTTCGAGATCCGCAATGGACGGCGGGAGGTTGGCCGACGTGCGGATATCAAGGACGATTGGCTTCTTCAGTTCATCGATGCGGGCCTGCAGCTCTGTCACCTTGACCATCTGGGCCTCAATTCGCGCCTGGGCCTGTTCCTCGGCTACCTGATTTCGCATGACGGCCCTGACGCCATTGCGTTTGATCAGAGCATCGCGCTCGGCTTCAATGGCCTTGACCTTTTCCAGTATCTTGTCACGCTCTTCTTCCAGTGCTGGAATCTGTGATGTGTTGATGGCCTTGTTGAATTGCCGCTGTGCATCGGTTGCCAGGGTGAGCGAGCCGGCAACGGCGTCAAGCTGAGCGTAATATGCGGAACCGTAGGGGTCCAGTCGCTGGATCAAGGCGTCTGCCTCGAGTAGCTCCGAGTTATTGAGCCGCTGCCGCCGGGAGATCTCGGCAAGCTCCGTCAGCCGGTTGTAATTGGAGACTGCTGCGGTTGCGCTTTTTTGGGTGTCTCGGACGATGGCAGCTTGTTTTTCCAATTCCCTATTGAGTTCCTCCTGCTTGTTTTTAGCATTTTTGATTTCAGCAGCCATCGTACGCAAACGGGCGACGTGATAAGTTATGGCAGTTGCTGCCAGGGTCAGCGCCGCAATAATGGGATGTGCTCCCAGCATGGTGAAGGCCTTTTGCACACCACCGATAGCTGCCGTGCACCCATTGGAGGCTATGCTGAGCGCCTTCATGGACAGGACGACTCCCATCAGGCCGGCGGCCAGCGGGATTGTTGCTGCAGCCACTCCGGTAATTGCTGTGGCAAGCTGCGGGGTGGCTTTGATGAAATTTGTAATACCACGTAGGACGCCTGTTGCGAATTTGGCCCCAAATAAAACAAAACCGTCGATGCTCTCACCTATAGCGATGATGACAGCTTCGAAAGCCGATTTCATCATGCGTACGGCGCCACCCATGCCTGATTCCATTGTCGCGGCAGTTTTCGCGGCGACGTCTTCGGCCTGCTCCAGTTTTTCAATGAACTGTTGCATGCCCTTGACGTTGCCCCCAAGGGACAGACCTACGAATGAACCCCGCATGTCAAAGACATCCTCGGCGAAAGACATTTTCTCGGCCGTGCCCATGTCTTGCATAACGCGACCGACATCCATGATGATGTCCTTCATTTTGCGCAAGTTTCCGGTGGCGTCGACAGTTTGGATGTTGTACTGCTTCAGAAAATCTTGGACTTTACTGCTGGCCATGTTGACATAGGCGCGCCGCAGAGCAGTGCCGGCTAGGGAGCCTTTGATGCCGACGTTTGCCATGATGCCAATCGCGGCCGATACATCAGTAAGCGATTCCTTCGCTGTAGCGGCCTGCGGTCCAGCCATTTTCAGGGCTTCAAAGAGGTCTGTCAATGTCTGAGCTGATCCGTTGGCGGTCGCAGTAAGGATGTCCGCCGTGCGGGCCATCTCTGTGGACTCAAGGCCGAACATCCGGAGTGAATTTGCCGCAATGTCGGCAGACACGGCTAGGTCTGTACCCGTTGCCCGAGACAGATCCATGACGGACGAAATGGCCTTGTCAATTTCGGTAGATGAAAAGCCCATCCTGCCCAGCGATGTCATGCCGGATGCAACCTCGGAAGCCGTAAAGGCTGTATCGCGGCCGAGCTGCTTGGCACGATCGGTGAGAAGCTTGAATTGTTCCCCCGTGGCACCGGTAACGGCCTGGGTCAAACGCATCTGGTCATCAAATTGGGCAAAAACATCGACGACTGGCCGTATGACGTTGGCCAGGGTGTAGTGAATGCCAACGATGTTCTGAAACAACGAGGTGGAGCTATTGGCAAAGTCCTGCAGAATTGAACTTGCTTTTTCTGTTCCCTGCTTTAACTTACTGTTGTCAATAGACAGGGAAATAAATGCCTGCCCGGCTAAAATTCCACTTGCTGATGCCATGTGTTTTGCTCCTTTTTATCGGCTTAGGAGGTGATTGCCATGACAGATATTCCACCCTTCGGGGCATTCATCACAGATCCTTTACGGACACACCGAGAATACCAGCTTCGGGAAAACAAGCAAGCTGATATACCCCTGGGAGACGGCAGGACGTTGCGCATCAGGATCGACAACCCGGTGACGCAAAAGCCTGAAAAGATTCTGACGGAGGAGCAGCTGCACATGCGGAGAATCCTCGGCCTGGCGACGCTGTTTTTGGCGTTGACTATTTGCATGATCTGCTTTCTGTTGGATTCTCTGTAGGCTGGGAACGCTGATCAATGACACGTACACCTGGAATCAACCGTCCCAGCGCGGATAGCGATATCCGTTTCCTGGTTTCTTTGAAATGACGCTTGATTTGCAGGTACGGATTTATGGATTCCGGGTCCATCCTTTTCTTTCGACCTGGCGCCGCCGTGTAAATCATGGTGACTATGGTTGCTGTCTGCTGCCAGTCATAGATGCCACGCTCGATGTACATGGCGTGAAGCTCGCGCAAGGTAAAAGGGTCCGGATTTACTCCAAGTGCGGCTGCACAGGTTGTGATGAAGTCAGTGACGGGGCCAATGCCGAGGCAAGGATGCTGTCCAGGGTGCCGTCCTTCTCCATCGTTTCTAGGTTGACCAGTTCCTGCTGCCGCTGCTGCTTGACAAGATTGAGAATCTTCATCAGCAGGCGGCGTTTCGCTAAAGGGAAGAATTCGATGATGCCCTCCATGAGGGCCAGGGTGGCCGCCTCAATAGTGTCGCCGTCCAAGCCTTCGGCAAATTGGACGTCGGTGATGTTGAGCCGGTCGGCTTGGTCCTTGCAAACAGCGAAGACGGTATCGACCAGCAGGCACGGGTCGCTGGCCAGAGCCTGCAAGACGTTCGTGTCGGTAGACCCGTCTGGATGAACGACGACCGAATTGGCCAGGTCGAGATTGCAGAGGGCGCGGACGCGACGAATGGCGGCGACATCCACGCGACAAATCCATTGCCGGCCGAGTTTGTCCTTGAAGCTGAGCATGGAGTTTCCTTCCTTTGAAGTTGAAAAAGCGGCCGCAGCCGGTGAGGGCTCGCGGCCGCTTTTGTGAAAGATGATGCAAGATTACGCAGCGATGGTGAGAGTCGGCGGGCGCGTGTCATCGTAAATCGTGGGTTTGGCCTTGATGGAGAGCTTGATGGCGTCTTCGAGATTCTGCTCCATGCTGCAGTCTGCGATCATACAGTCGGCCTCGAAGGTAACCAGTCCCTCAGCGGTTTTGTCAACGATCTTGATTGCGACGTAGCTGTTGCTCGTCCCGTTGTAAGCATTGAGGAAGATTGCCGCTTCGGCAGAGCCGGCTCCGCAAAGCAGGTCGAAGGAGATTTCCGCCTCACGAAGGCCAGGAGCGGTAGCTTTCCAGCCCTGGGCCGTCCTGGTGGTGACATCAATTTCCCCCTGGGTGAGGGTAATCGAGAGGTCCTTGACGTCTTTGATCTCCGTGGTGGGGGTTGATCCAGCTGCGCCGGCGAAGAGCTTTGCATCTCGCCCGAGCAAATAGTTTTTGATGGCCATGATGATCTCCTTGGTTGATTTATTTTACAACATTGGCAAAAAGTTTGGTGATGGAAATCCGATTCTTCTGGACTGCTGGCCACATGAATCGTCTCTGTGGATATATACGACGACGCCATTTTTCTGCATCGGGCCATAGGAGCTTATCGATATATTGAGCGCGCCGGACTTGTTTGGACGTCTTCAATTTCCCAAAAACAACGCCTTGAATGGCATTGCGACGGCTGAATTTGACGCCTCGTAGTAGTGGATGCTTACTTTTTGATGGATTGACATAACCATCCCGGACATCAAGGGGACCAGCGCCATCATGAACGTACGAATTACGCCTTCCCTTAATTCTTTGGACGCCGCCAAATTCATGAAAATGGCCAGTGAGGCCGGTTTTATAACCTGACGGACCGATGATGGCTTGGCCGACTGCTTTATCCACATGGTACATGATGGATTTTTTCAGCGAATGGCTTTTGCCACGAGTGTACGGTGGCTGCCCGGGACACGAGTGTTTTTTGCCGCTCTTCTTGATAGACGCCTTGGCGCTGCGGGCGATCATGCTTGCTCCCCGCTGGAGCGGCGGAGTCATTCTGCGCCAGGCTTTTTTGGCAAAGCCCTTTTGGTCGAAACTGATTTTGGCTTTGGCGTTGATCATGTCCGGTCGGTGATGTAAGTCAGGGTGACTCCCAAGGTCGCCCTGAAAGTGGAATCCTTGAAAAAACTCTCGTCATCCAAGGGGTCCAGCTCGATGTCAGCGATTTTAGCCGAGGGAAGGTCTGCAATCAAAAGATCGGACACAAGAGAGTCTACCCTTGATATCAAGTCAGGCAACTCTCGTTTTTTTGCTGGTGTGACGATGAACACGACGAGCTTCAACTCATTATACCGCTCGTCGGCCCTGGTGTGACGTTTTGTGGTGATACTGTACGGGGCAACGATGCCGGTGAGCGTCTCGATGGACTCGAAGCTGAGGTCTGGGCACAAATCCCTGACAGCCGGAATGCCGGCGTCAATCAGCGCGGTTACAAGCTCGTCACTCAGCTGGATGATTGGTGATGTATTGTTCATGACGTGGATGCTCCTGCCGCCGGATGACTCGTTGAGATTTGGCGGGTGTGGACCCGGAAGATGCGCCGACTCTGGCGGGTATGCCAGCGCCAGCACGGCTCGCCGTCAACGGCAGATACCAAGTACGGCCAGCCGCCATGCCAGATGACATCACCGACGGTAGGTTCGAATCCGGCAGGCAGGTCGGCGGCCAGGAGGAGGAAGTCGGTAAAACGGACATGGACGACAAAACCGTCCGAGTCAGTCGTGACGGCGTGGGTCGATCCCAATCGGGCATGGACAGGTGCCACAATCATGCCCTCACGGCGATAGTCGGCCTGTTGACAACAGCAGAGCATTTCCACCAGGATGTCCTCACCAGCGGAAAGCATGGCTTACTCCTGGGGTTCTTCACTGACAGCCGTGCCGACGACGCGCATTTCGTAGTCGGCGCCAAGAGCGGAGCCGATGGTGATGCCATCGTTGCTGTCAGGGGTGATGTCGACGCCGACCGGCAGCACCAGGACCAAGGCGCCACCGGCCGGAATGACAATGGCCGGAGTGGTGCCGAAATAGCTGCCGGCGACTTCCAGGGAGTTTTCCGTGCTCTTGTTGCACACAATCATGGCTTTGACCTTGGCGAAGGCTGCAAGCCCACCATTCTGATCTGCGACCATGGAGAGATCAATATCCTCCGGAGTCGCCGCAGCGGAGCCACGCTTTTCGAAGATCAAGTTGCACTGACCGTCACCGTCGCCGGCCGAAAGGTTCTTCTGCAGGGAGATCAGGTCCTGGCTGGTGAATCTCGCTTCGACCAGGCTTGTCGTGCTCTCGGAAGAGTTGGTATTGAAGGAAATGGCGATGTTTGCTGGCATGGTATCACCCTGTGTGTTGATGTTGATGTAAAAAAGGGGATGGGGAGCCAGGCTTTGTACTGCCTTGTTTGATTCTCACCCATCCCCCGGCGTTTACTCGAACAGACCGGCGCTCTTCAGGGCGGCGACCACGGCTGCGAGATCATCGTTGATCTTGTTGAGGTTGGTCGCCAGGGCACCGATGTCCGTCTTGGCCTTGCCGACCCAGGCGAGGATGGCGGCGACGTCCGCGCGGTTGGCGTTGACGGCGGTTTCGATGGCGTCATCGTCATTGGCGTAGGTGCCGGTGAGGGTGACGTCGGCGGCGTTGGTGGCGGCGGGAGCGTCGGTCACGGTCGGGGTGACGTCGGCGGCGGTCGGGACCGGTTCGTCCTGGGCTTCAGGTGCCGACACGGCACCGAGATTGCTCGCATTGAGGGCAAGCAAGACAGCAACGTCATCAGCGCCTGCGGCCGAAGCCGCACGGCCGATATACGCGTTGTCGATGGGAGTGGTCTGCACCTTGCCGGTCCCTGCGTTCCAGTAGAGCAGGGCGCCAAAGGCGATCTCCCCGGCCGCTTTGGCGACCTGGTAGACACCCGTCACGGCCAGGTTGCCCAAGTTGTTGGCAGCGATGTCCAGTTTCGCGATGCCCCAGTAGTTGTTCTGCAGGGCAATGACGTCGCCGGCACTGACGTCCGAGGTCGGCGTGTAATCCAACGAATTCCCTTGCTGGAAGTATCTCGCGTTCATTTTGGTATCCTTTGTTTGAGTGAGTTTGTTGATTGCCGGGCTAGCCAGTTGCTAGACCCGGCTCAGAACCGAGGCAAGATTAATTCTTGCCTTTGCTGAACACCATGCCCCGGTGGTCCTGCTCGCGGACACCGAAGTCGAAATAGACCCGGAAGCTCATGCCCAGGGTGTTGAAGTTGGTCTCGCCGAGCTCGACCGTCGGCGCTTTCTTGCCCCGGAAGTAGCCGATTTCGAAGGTGTCGACCTGGTTGGGGTCACCAAACAGGTACCAGCCCGTGTCGCTGTTGCCGGTATACATGGCATTGGTCAGGTACGGGCTCGCGACCGGGATCAGGCCATAATTGGCGATGACGTTGGCAGCCGGGGTGACGGCATCGCCGCCACCGATCAGCAGGGTGCTCATGGTCAACCGCTGCGCCGTCGGGAAGAGTATGGTCGGCACCAGCAGGAACTTCGGGGAAACCGAGATCGGCTGCCCGTCGCTGTCCACCTGGTCCATGAACTTGGTGATGGCCTTTTCGAGCGACTCGACACCGAGGGCACTGGCGGCCCCACCGATGTAGTTCTTGTGCTCGGTGGAGAACAGGGCCTTGTTGTCACTCTGCACCGGATTGCTGAGAAGGCGGCTGAAGAACACCTGGTCGATCTTGCGCTTGCCACGGCTGCCGAACGCCGTCGGAATCTTCAGGAACTCGCCGAGGTTGTCATTGTAGATCATCTCCCGCGTCAGGGTGAAGATCTTGCCGTAGGTCTTGAGCTTGTTGGTCGCCCGATCCTCGCCCAGAGAGCCGTCTTTCAGCTCACCGCCGGAGCTGACCGGCTCGAGATCGCCGACATCAACCAGGCGGACACGCTCGGCCTCCTTGAAGTCGTTCAAGTCGCCGACCGAGCACAGCTTGGCGGCAATGCTTTCGATGGCGTTGTACGCCTGCAGGGCCTTCTTGTTGGCAACGTTCGACAGGATGCCCGGCAGGGTCACCGTGGAAAAAGACGCCTTGATGGTGTCATTGTTGAAGCCCACGCTGACAGTCTTGCCTTCCAGGCGGCAGGCCTCGATCATGACATCCTGCAGGCTCATCCCACGGAGATGTTTATCGGCGATGCTCATGGCCTGCTCGCCGCAGGTCGCCATGATGATGTCCTCCTGGATGCCGCACTGGAAGCTGAGCGCCGCCTCAAGGGCGGCCGCATCGATGCTCGGTCCGTTGCGGACGATGATGTTGCCAGTCGCGCCCGGGAGACGGGCGGCATACGCCTTGATCACGTCCACAGCGTGCTCCGTCTGTTCCTTGCTCCAGCCGGATGCGATGGCCTTGTCACGGATGTCTTGGAAATCGGCCGCGACGGTATTGATGGCGGCGATCCGGGCGGCCTCTTCACGCCGGGCGGCCTCCAGGGCCTTCTCAACAGAGCGGTTGACGACCTTCTCCAGGTGATCGGGAGCTGCGGCAGTGATGGGGGTGCCGGCGGTCGGTTCACCCGTGGCGGTCTGCGGAGCCGAGGCGGTCGGCTGGGGGGTGGCCTTTTGCGGTTCGCCGGCCGCGGTGGCGGTTTTGGCATTGGCCTTCACCATGTCGGCCTTTTCGGCATCGGCGGTGCTGCCAATCGTGTCCAGGTGCGCCTTGACGGCCGTTTCGTCCAGGTCGGTGCCAAGCGAATACTTGGCGCGAATGAATTCAAGCAGTTTTTTGTCCATTTGGTTTTCCTTCTTGTTTTGGGGGATGGGGGATGGGGGAGTATCTGTGATCTTGAAGCCTGCGGCAATTTTCAGGTGGGTCGCAATGTCAGCGCCGACCGCGACTATCGAAACCTCACGCAACAGCGCTTTGGT